ACCACCTGTGCGTACTTCGATGAACGAAGACGCTCGGACAGTTCGTTCTCGGTTTCGAAATCTGCCCGCCATGAATGCGCATCTATATACGCACCCAGCGCTTCTTGCATGTTGGGCTCGTCCCATAATGTTGATATATGATATTTAGTCACATATTTGGCATATGTTTCGATTACAACATCACCACAAGGATGTTCTTCTATGTCTAGAAGCTGAGAAGCGAGTGCTAATTCAATATACTCTTTCGAACCAAAGATGGCAGACTTTTGTCTTTCAGAATACATTGTACTATTTACCACTCGCCAAATTGGTCTAGTCATTATCTCACTGTCTATATACCATTTGGAATTCCAAACAAAATTACCTAGTGTACTTTTGTCAGGGTGTATATTTCGGAGACTTTCATGGGATATCTTTTCTAGGTTATCAGTCTCCAGCTTTGTGCTTAGACCCACTGTGATATCATCACCATTTACGGCAATACCTTGAATAAATTTATCCAATTTATATCGAGAAAAGGCATTTATTATATCAAGTGTATTCACAAAACCATCACCTAAATTCGTAAATTTAGATCCAGATGGCATCCCGCCTGTGCGCGATATTATGCCTTCCGGCATGAGTAGGTCTGCCTTCTGCAAGTATTCAACCATAAGGTCTGAAAATTCATAACCTCCAACAAAATACTTGACCATCAGTTCTAACTCTGATGCAGTAACGCTTGCGTCAAATTGACTAGCGTCCAAGTTTACCCACTCCACAACATCACCTCGTCCTCTGACCCATTTGCCGAACTCCTCGGGTTGGGTATAAAAGACGAACACATCGTGATCAGGTGATATCGAACTCTGTGTATTATTAAGCGCACTATCAACAGCCTCGCATTCTAATAGCCAGTGCGAAATTGGGGTACCCCACACCAATCTTACTTTGGGATCAGCCATTTCAGACTGTTGAGTTCTAACGCCAGGGAGAATCGACCAACAGTTTTCCAATATTGGATTAGGTTTTATCTTTTCATCCACGTACGATTTAGCATCAGAAAGATGTTCACGCTTACTACCCATAGTAGGCATTCCACTTCCTTTTGATAAACTACGCCGATTCCTTTCCAAACTTAGGTCCAAGTTATAAGAGTCAGATGGCTTCCATGGATGCGAGTAATTGTTTAGAATATCCAAAGAATATGGAAGCAAATCTTGTATATTCACAAAAGCATCGCATTGATCTTTAAGTATATTATACTTATATATAGACCTAGGCCACTCCACCCTCTCTTTATACTTCTTCTCGATTTCGTCCAAACCGCTAGGTAAGTCAGTAGTTCGAAAAGATTTTGTAACCACAGGTATTACAAATTTTCGAACGCGCTCTGCTATCTTCCGCTGCACTATTCCGGTATTATCGATAGTCAGATTGCGCAGATACTCAGTCACCTTGGGACTTATCGGCTCACTTCGAGTCGACAAGCGTCATCACCAACCCATTACTTCTCTTATATAACTAAATACAAGAGCAAATGTAATTAGTGCTTCTGCAATAACACGGGCGATCTTCTTAAAGAAAATCATTTTATCTGCAGCTTTAGCAAGTCTATCAGCAATTTGCTTCAACTTGTCTTCTCCAGATCCACCGTTATTCAGGATTTGTTCAATGTCTGTTCTCACAGTCATAATTTG